ATGGAAACCACGAGCGACCGCTACCGCAGCTTCAACGAACACGTCTACGGCGCCGACGCACAAGCGCCCTCAAGTATCATCCTCGCCCTCGAAGCTCTCACCCAAGGCGATGACATCATCGGCTCAACCCTGGCACGTGAAGTCGACGGAGACAACGACTCCACCGTATGGCGCGCAATGTGGCTCACAGCATCGTTGGTCATCTACGCAGAGGGCGTGGCGCCGCGGGAAGATTGGGACGCCAACAGCCTCGAACAGGGCGGCCGAGCCGTCAACGGAACGACAGTGCGATCTTGGGCAAGGCCTCTCTCTCAACTCCGCTCAATCTCTGCCGAGAACGTGCGACGCACCTACGCAAATATGAACATCTCGACGTCGCTGACCTATGAAGCAGACTTCATCCTCGACTTCAACGACCCGGACGCCGACACGCAACTCCCGTTCCCGTCGACCTACTCCAGCGGCTCCGGCAAGAAGAGCGGCGATGAGTTCATCATCGAACTCCGGAAGGCTTGGATCGCTGCCCTCTGACGGATCCCAATTGGGGGCGGAGGATTCAAAAGGTCAGGTCCGCCCCCAGTGTTTCATCGAGGACCGTGGATGTGGTCGTAGCTGTCGATGCCGTGATCTCGGCACCACTGCAGCCGGGCGCGACTGTAGGCATGGAATGCGTGCGGTCCGTCCAATGGCTTGCCGGGCTCGACGCGGCCCAGCCAGTCCTCGACCACGAACGCCGGGAACGCCGCGTCGACCGTTCTGTTGCCGTCGACAGAAAGGGCGGTGTCCTGGGTGCGCCGGCGCATCAGGCACCCGGCCTGATCGTGTACAACTTCCGAGTGCCGGTCCGCTGCTGCGGCTTCTTCCCAGTCTCCTCGTCAGGCAACCGCAACGCCGAGATGATCCGAGCCAACGTGATTCGCTGCTGCCGGGCCTCCACCAACGCCGGGTGAGCCTTCGCGCCCTGCGGCGAGTCGATCACCACACCCTCGGCCGTCACCGCGTCCTGCAACAGATTCAACTGGTCGACCGTACGAGCAGCCTCAAGCAGTAGCGCCGATTCGTGCTCGTCGAGCTCGTACTCATCGACCACCGACTTCCACAACTTCGCACCAGCGGCAGCGAGGCCGGCTGGGGTCTTCTTCGATGCCATCAGCCCTCCAAGGGTGATCGTTTCAGGTGCTCTGGACTGCGAGTGCCCTTACCCGAGGCCAAACGCGGTTGGGGTGGTTGGGGTTCCCCCCCTGGGGTCAGGCTGTGAATGGTCCGGTGCCACCGGCGGGTGTTCCGAATCCTGCGGCGGGTCGGCCGGCTGTGGTGGTGAGGTCGTTTGCGTTGTCGGTGAGGGCGTCGGCGAAGTCGCGGCCGAGTTGTTTCTGCTTCGCTGCTTGCGTTGTGTAGTTGGTGGGTTCGGGGTCGGGTGGAAGGTTCAGTTCGGTCGGTTGGTCGAGCATGAAGTTGAAGCTTTCTAGGTCGATGCCGCGTCCTTCGTTGGTGGCGACGTCCCAGAGTTCGACGACGGTGTCTGTGTCGGGGCTGGCTTGGGCGTAGGTGTCGGCGACGTCGGCCCATCGCATGTCGAATGCGACGGTGACTACTGCTCGGGCGAGGTGGTCGTCACCTGATTGCAGTGCACGGTTGAGGAGGGTCAGAGCTTCGGCTTCGAGGACGCTGTTGTCGACAGGTTCCGTGTATGAGGATGGGAGCAGTTTGGCTGCTCGGTCTTGGGCGTCACGCCATGAGATTGCGTCGGAGCCGGTGAGGGTTTTGGTGGGTGGCCCGAACACTGTGCGTTCGAGTTTCTGCCGGTGCGTGTTCTTCGTCCACTGGTGTTTCTCGGCGGCGTGGTCGACGGCTGCTCGGGCAGTGTCGTATGCCTTGGCGATCTGCTGGCGGCGGCCGTTCTTCGACAGGGTGGTGTCGGCTCGGATGGTGTCGAGTTGTTCACGGTAGGTGTTGATGGCGTCCTGTGACTGCTGGATGTAATCGGGCATGGTGTGTTTCCTTAGTGTCAGGCTGCAGCTCGGGCGGCTTTGAAGTGCTCGAGGTCTTCTCGGTTGATGCGGTACCGTTTGCCGACTCGTGTTGCGTTGAGGCGGTTTTCGGTGATGGCTAGTCGTACTGCTCGGTCGGAGAGGTAGAGGATGTCTGCTGCTTCTCCTGTGCTGAGCCACTCTGATCGTGGGGTCTCTTCCGGTTCTGCTGCTGTTGGGCTTCCGGTTGCGGAAGTGCGCCAGTGCAGTGCGGCGAGGCTGATCGCGAGTAGTGCCTCGTCGACTTCCCGGTCTTGGCCTCGGAGTGCTACTCGGAGATCGCGGAGGTTGCAGCGGGATTCGATGATGGCGGCGACTCGACCGGGGATGGTGACCTCGACCCCGGCGAGTCCGTGTAGGTATGCGTCATGGGTGCGTGTCATCGACCGCTCCGCTTCTTGAACGAGAGCGAGCGGACGTTCATCTCACTGCGCCACGCCCGGATGCCTTTATCGACGGAGTCCGTCTGGAATGTGACGGCGGGTTGGCGTGCGGCGCCGATGAGCTCGTCGATCTTGCCTTGGAACCCGGACAGGTCGAGTGCACCCCCACCGGCTGCGGCAGCGTTGCCGGCGCGTAGGGCTGCAACCTCTCGCATCTGTGCATCCCGCTGTGCACCGGTGGTGACCCACTCATCCTGACCGGAAAGATTCAGGGCCATCATGCCGTGCTTGAGAGGCCCACCGTTGTCGCGGAGGACCGCGTTCTTTCGCTGACTGTTGATGAAGTCCGCGAACTGTGACTGCCAATCCTTGCGGGTTGTGCTGTCCCACTGCTGTTGTGCTGTCATCACTCCGGTGGTGATGGAGGAAACCCAGTCGGGTGCGGGTTGGGTGCCGCTGATCTGGCCTTCGGACATCTTCCCGGATTCGGTGGCTTGTCCAAAGGTGGGGATCTGCAGATCCCACCATCGAGAATCGCCGATCCCGAACGGCATCTGCTCGAACAGCGAGTCGATGATGATCCCCGTGACCTGAGCGCCGAAATCCTTCAGTCGTTCCTTGACTGAGAAGCCGCCTGCTGCGGTGCCCGACCCTGCGGTGATCGTCGAACCGGGATTCTTGACGACCTCGGCGAGTTTCTTCCGCGCCTGATCGAGGGCAATGTCTGCTTTGGTCTTGTCGTTCGCGGTGGCCTCGGGGTCGGCGTAGACCTCGTTGCGTCGGACGTTCGCGTCGTCGACGGCCATCTGCGCTTCCATGCGCTCGATCTCGACGTCGGTGTATGTGCGGGCGAGATCCGGTGCCTGCGGCGCCGGACCGTCCTTGACTCCTATTGCAGCACTGTCTTTCTCAGCCTGTAGGTCCACCACTTTCTGCTTGGCTGCTTTGACCTTGAGGTCTGCCTGATCTCGGTCGGCTTGGCTCTTCTTCTCGTCGGCGTAGACCTTGTCGCGGGCTTCTTCTGCCTGGGTTACGGCGACCACGGCGCGGTCGAGGGCAATCTGATCCTTCTCTGCCCAGTCCGATTCGGTGGTGCTGGTCGCTGCCCCGGATCGGGCGGCGGCTGCGGCGAGTATCGCCTGCGCTTCCTCGGTTTCGGCGCGGTAGTTCGATCCATCGGAGAAGGCTGACTGCTGCACCGCTTGCGCAGCATCGGCGGGGTCCATCGTCTCGTAGTCGAAGCCGGCGAGTTTGTCGTAGAACATTCCCGCGGCCCGGGTGGGGTCCATGCGATCTTCTGCGGTACCCCATGCGCCGTTGTCCCGCTGTTGAAAGACGCCGGTGGAGTCTCTGTCCCCGTAAGGGAGGTTCTGTAGATCGGATTCGGCGAGTCCGGTCATCAGGGCGGCGAGGATGCCGTTATGGGTGATGCCTCGGCGACGTCCTTCGTCGATGATCGCCTGTGCGATCTGGTCGCGTTCCGAGAGGACGGGAGCAGTGGACGCGGCGTCGGTGAGAACGTGATCGGTCGCGATATGCACGTGGTTCGTATGATCGCCAGCGCCATCGTAGAAGCTGCCGTCGACGGTTTGCCCGTTCTTGATCTCGCGGCCGAATCTCGGGTCGTCGTAGATCAGTTCCTTCAACTGACTGCCGAAGGTGTCGGCCATGCGGACTGCAAGACCGAGCTGCTCGGCTGTGTTGCCGTAGCCGTTGGAGAAGTCCGCTGCCATACCCTGCCCGTGGTATCCGGGGTCCCCGTCACGGTAGCCGGAGGTCATCTGCAGTGCTGGGAAGTGGCGTCCGACGTACGAAGTGAGGCTGTCGACGATTGCACCGCCAGCTGCGAATCCACGGACCTTCCCCTGAGCGAGTGCTTCGCGGAACCGGTACACACCAGCCTGACCACCCAAGCGGTCGACGTCGTCAGTGGTGAGCATGTGCTCACCCGGCATCGCCAGAATCGGGACAGAGTCCTTACCCGGAACGCCACCAGTGATCGGGCCGCCCTCAGCCTTGCCGTACTGCGCGATGTAATCCGCTGTCGGATTGAACCCCGCAGCCCTCATCGCCTCAGGACTGAACGAACCGAACTGGCCAGCGAGCCGCCCGACCTCTTTGTAATCGACTGTGACAGTGACCCGCTTGTCCGGGAGAGCGCGGACGTTGAGGTCGATTTCGCGAATACGGTCGAGGGCTTCCTGGTTCGGTGCAGAGATTCGCACGATGCCAGGCTTGCCGTTGATGTCGCGTTCGACGGTGCCACCGAGTTCCTGGATCTCCTTCAGTGCTGCGTCGTCCAGGAGTTCGACGGGGATGTCGACGGGCTGGCCTACGCCTTGAAGCATGGTGGAGATGACCGCCAACTGCTGGGTTACATCGTCGGAGCCGCTGAGGCTGGCGAGCATGATGATCTGCTCGGGCAGTAGACCTTCTGCTGCTGCCATAGCGTCGATCTCGGTCTTGGTCAGCCGGTAGCTATTCCCGAGGTTCAGCAGGGCCGTGTCGTTCGATGCGATCGCAGCTCGTGCTGCTTCCTGCGCCTCAGGCAGGCTCTTGCCCTGCGCGAGAGAGGCGGTGATCGTTGCGTTGGTGACTTCGATGGTGCGGTCACGGATCTCGGTGAGGGAGTCGCGGAGCTTGGAGCCGTTCGCGAGTTGGGTGTCGACGGCACCGTTCTGACCAACGAGGGCGCTACCGATGCCTGCGTTCGGGTCGACGGCCGCAGGTTGAACGGCGCCCATCTCTCGGATGGTGTCGTTGTATGCCTGCACAGCATCCGACAGCGGGATTTCTTTGCCGGACAGCACATCCAAGGCTGTTTTCAGTGCGTTGACTCGGTCGTCGGCGGATGATGCTTCGTCGCCGAGGATTCCGATTGCCGTGGAGAGGTCGAAGAATCCGGTGGTCGTGTTCTTCGCTGTCTCCTGGGATTCGAGGATCTGGGTCCGCATCTCGGCGAGCTTGTCGGCGGCTTCGGCGCCGCCCTCACCGTTGTTGCGGAGGACGGCAGCGAAGGTGTCGAACTGCACCTGAGAGCCAGTGAGCTTGCCTGCGAGTTCCTCGGTGGACAGTCCGGTCCGGTCGAGAGCTGCCTTCATGTTCTCGGCGCCCTCGGCGACACGGTTCTGCTCGTCGAGTACGCGCTGTCCGGAGAATCCGTCTCCGGTGAAGATGCCGCCGATGTCCTGGAATCCGAGTGCGACCATGCGGCCGAATCCGGCAGTCGTTTCGGCGATCTTGTCCTGCTCGGTGACGAACTGGTCGACCTGGGCGGAGACTGCACCCAGCACGGTGTCCGACATCGCGCCCTGCGATTCCTGGAATGCTTTAGCCACGTCCCGTTGGGCGATGGCTGCGCCGGTAGCAGAGGCTGCGAGTAGGTCCTGCTGTTCTGCGGCGGTGCGGAATCCTTCGACGATGGAGTAGGCGGCGGCGCCTGCTGCGACGAGTCCGATGACCAGAGGTCCACCGAGTGCTGCGCTCATCCCTCGTAGGGCCCCGGCTGCGCCACCGGTTCGGGCTTGCACGGTGGCCATCGCGGCGCCGAATGTGCCGATCTGAGCACCTGCGCCGGCGGCGAGTGCACGCTGCACTGCCATCTGTCCTGCGAAGCCGCGCATGGCTGTCGTGGCACCGGTGGCCGCGGTAGTGAGTGAGGCTCCGAGTCCGGTGACTCGGAGGGCGACGAGTGCTGCGGTGGCGGCGAGGATCGGTGTGGGGAGTTCGGCGACTGCTCCGACGACAGACCCGAAGGTGGAGGCGACGGGGGCAGCGGCGGATGCCATTCCGGACAGGCCGCTGATGATGTTCGGGGTGGCTGTGGTGATGAAGTCGGCGGCACCGTTCGCGAAGCCTTCGAGTGGGCCCTTGATGAGGTCGTAGAGGCCGAGTGTGAGTGTCTCGGTGGCATTCTCGACTGCGGCCATCGCGCCGGGCAGGCCCTGTGTCTTCGCCGCGGCAACCTCTGCGGCGGCTCCTTGCCGCTCGATCGCAGTGTGCATCGCATCGTATCCGGCTTGCCCTTGTTCGGCAGCGACACCGGCCAGACGCATAGCGTCCGAACCGAACAGGGTGGCTGTGGCGGCCTGGTAGAGCTCGGGGGTCATGTTGGCGGCGGCCTCGTCGAGCTGCCCGAAGAGGCTCGACATGCCGACGAACTGTCCGTTCGCGTCGTAGATTGTGAGCCCGAGCTCTTCGATCGCTGCCTGCGCGGGCTTGCCCTGATCGGTGACGGCGAGGAGCGCGGACTTGAGCAGCGTTCCTGCGTCCGATCCGGCGATGCCTGCGTTGGCGAGAACACCGAGAGTGGAAGCGGTGTCCTCGATGGTCAGTCCGAACTGATTGGCGACGGCACCGGACTGCTGCAGTCCGGCGGCGATGTCGGTGATTTCGGCAGAGGATGCGTTCGCGGCGTTGGCGAGGACGTCGGATGCGGTTGCGGCGTAGGAGGCGTCCAAACCGAACGACTGGAGGGCTTGGGACTGGATGGTTGCGGCGGTTGCGGCGTCGATCTGTGCTGCGGCGGCGAGCTGCAGGGTGCCACGGGCGGCTTCCATGCTCTGTTCGACGGTGAACCCGCCCTTGGCGAGTTCGGTCATCGCGGCAGCGGCGTCGGAAGCGGAGGTGGCGGACAGGTCGTTGTCGTTGCCGAGGGCCTTGGCCCGCTCCGATACAGCGGCCATCTGCTGAGCTGTCGCACTCGACACGGCTTGCATCGTGTTGAGCTCGTTGGTGAAGTCGTTTCCTGCCTTGACCACTTCACCGAACGCGGCGACGACACCGCCTGCGAGGATGCCGGCGCCCATCAACTTCCCGAAGTTTCCGGCCACGCCAACGGCGCCGCCGAGGCCCCTCTGTAATTGTCCTGCGACACCACTGGTGTCTGCGTTTACTTCGATATCGATGCGGCCACCGGCCATAAGAAAACTCCCGGGCATGAACGAACGCGGTTGGGTTTAGGGGTGTCTCTCTGCCCGCCTTGCGCGGAGAGGGCCGTTACCCTTGCGGTCTCATGCCCGGGAGTGAACCGCCTTGCGCGGTATCAGCTCACTTCCGATTCTATCGGAAGTTGGGTCGAAATACGTTGCACTGCAACGCCGATCTCAGATCTCGTGAAGCATCTTTTTGATCTGCGACGGTGGCACGCCGGTTGCTTCGAGTGCGCTGGTGAGAGAGTCGATGACATGAGTCAGGCGAACGACGGTGTATGCGGCCACGACATTGCTCGCGTGATCCTGCTCGGCCGCTGAGTCGTTCATCAGAGAGAACACGGCCTGCATGTCCTGTCGGGCTTCGACGGCGTGGCCTGCGAGCACCATTGCATCCCGCATGGCCTTGTTCATGTCGACGCGAGCGGTGGGGGTTCCGTTCGCGTCGATGACGGTCTCGTAGTACTCAGGTGTTTCACTCATGACGGTGGGTGCCCTTTCTTCCGATGGTTACGCGACACTCTTCGGTCGAGTCAATCGCGTGACGCTCTTCTTCGATGGGTTGTGCACTGCGCCGGCGATGACGCCCGGGACTTCGCCAGGAGCCAGTGTCGACGCCCACTCCTCGCACTTGGCGAAAACAGGGCAGGCGTCGCAAATATCAGCGGCTTGCCGGTGCCGTTCAGCTCGCACGGGCCGGGGCTCGACCTCGTCGTCGATGTCCCAATCCCAGTCATGCAATCGTGGGGTCGTTCGACACAGTGCTCCCGTCAGTGTCGGCTGAACCGTCAGCACCGAGAGCAGAGCCCCGATTTGGCCACTCATGCCGCGTCTCCCGACAATTGCTTACCGGACCCGAGCCACTGATTCGGGGCACGCCCGGGGGTGTGCACCTCGGGAGCTGTCGGCGGGTCGTTGACGACTACAGAATCACCTTTTATCCCAGTGGGGCCATTCACGGGTGTCTGGCCCCACTGGGAATCTGGCCCAGTTGGGCCATCGCATTCTTGCTGGTCAGCCTCAGTTGGGCCAGTTGGGCCAGTTGGGCCATGTATGACCTCGCTGGTTTCAGAGTGGCCCGACTGTGCGGGGAGCGACCAACGTGAGGTCCGGGGGAACCCTTCCGTCGTGTAAACGACACCCAATTTCTTTGCTGCCCGCTTCAGGGTTCGCTCAGCAATTCGTTCCTTCGCTGCATCAGCCTTGACCTGTTTCGCGGACGGTCGACCGTGCTGCTCTAGGTAGTCTGCGAGCCACGCTTCCGCCTCGGTCCGGTCATCGGTGTCGCTGTCATCGGATCCGCCGAGCAACTCGCGTGCGTCGCGGGTGGACTCCCCAAGCCATTCGATGGCCCCGACTTCTGTGTCTCCGTCGTCGGTCCTGATCGTTGTAGATGCAATACGCGCCTCCATCGACCGTGTGCGGGGCGCGAGGTTGCCTTTGGTATTCGTCACCACCAAGTTGCCGCTGTCGTCGTCGAGGGCGACCGACAGTACCGAGCGGGCTACCTGACTCCACGCGATCGAACCGAGGATCAGCTTCCCCGTGTCGGCGCCGTCCCGCTTCCCGAAGTGACAGAGCCCGAACACCACGCAATCTCGCCGGCCAGCGAGCTGGGACAGCGGTTCTAAGTACTGCCGAACAGCGCGGTCGTCCTTACCGGATAGTTCAGACGACATGCTCGAGGTCGCTGCGTCGAGGACAACGAACGCAACATCGTGCTTCGCAATAACCTTCTCCAGGGCCAAGGTGTCGAGGGGCAGGATCAGTGTCCCGTCGTCAGTGGTGTCGGTCTGTACATCTACAAACAGCACCCGGTCCATGTCGGCGCCCGCGGCCTGCAACCTCGGCGCCACAGTGAACTCTCTGGCGTCCTCAGTGTGGATGTAGAGGACGTTCCGCGGTGTGCCCTGCAACTCGCCCTCGGTCATGCCCCGGGTGATTGCTGCGCAGATAGATGCAGCGATCGTCGACTTGCCGAGGCCCTCGCGGCCGGCGAGCAGAGTCAGGGATCCGGCAGGAATCCAATCCGGCATGATCCACTGCACGCGTCTGGTTTTCACTTCGGAGCCCCGAGTTATCCGCAGTCGACGAGCACCGTAGGTTTCGCCTGGGATTTCGATAGGAACAAACTCCTGCAGTGTCCGTCCGGCTGCGATGTGGTCGGCTGCGTCTTTCCCGAACGGAGTCTCCACGACCACGGCGTCGACGGCGATGGGTTCGAGGATGTGCAGGATGTCGACGGCGTGTTTGCGTGCACGTTTGAGAGCCTCGGGGTTCTCGTCCTTATCAGCGACGATGATGACGGTGTGACCGCGTAGTGGCGTCCAGTCGAACATGGCGGCTTTGCCTGTTCCCATTGCGGGCGACACCGCAGCAGCGCCCGCAGCTTCGAGGGCGAGGACATCCTTCTCGCCTTCCACGACGTACACCGGAAGCCCAGTCGGATGGTCGGCGAGTTTCTCCACGCGAAAGAGCGAGGTGTCTTTGACGTTGCCGGTCTGACTGAATCTCTTATCGGGCGAGCGGTGTACTAGACGGCCTCCTGCGTACTTGTACTTGTCACCTTTGGGGCTGTCATATAGGTCGGCCTTGGTAATGCCCAGTGTTGCCAGGACATCCTCGGTGGGATCCGAGTGTGAGCAAACCAGTACGCTGCCTTCGATGGCTGTGACCACTACAGAGCGATCTTTGGGTGAGTGGCCTGGCGCCTGGGCTGCAGCTTTGCCGTGTCCGTTCTCGTGCACTTCGCAGCCGTGATCGCGGAGTGCGTCGATGACTCGTTGGTAGGCAATCATGCTGCGTCACCTGCCTGCTTGACCGCGGTGCGGCGCCAATGCCGCGATGGTGCGTCCCATGCGCCGGGTCGACGTGCGGGACCGTAGTGGGAGAACTCGATGAGTTGTCTGTGCTGCAGCGCCCGGATCAGTGCCCCGTGCCGTGACGGGTGGTCGTCAGCGAAATTCGGAATGTATTCGAAAACGTCTGCTGCGGTGAAGGTGTACCCCGCGGGGAGGTTCTCGACGTAGAGGATTCCCTGTGTGAACAGTTCACTGCGCGCGTTGTCTGCGGACTGCTGAATTCGATCGGACTCGGATACCATTGTTAGGTGTCCGCCTTTCGGTGAGGTGGTGGAGAGGCCGGGTCCTCTGGTTGGGTTTGTCCGGCCTCTCCGCTGGCCATTGCGTTGCCTGGCATATGACCCGAAAGTCGTTCTCTAGTAGGGATCTCGGGCGGCGGTTGCCGACGAGAATGCTTATCCGGTGAAGCGCCGGAAGTCCGTTGCGATCCAGCAGATCGACTGTGCGATCAGCGCCACTGCGAGAAACACTTCGACGGGTGTCATGACACCTCCCCCTCGCGTGCGGCCCAGTAGCTCAGCGCACCCTCGGCGTCGTTCCGTCCAGTTTCGGCACGGTACTGAGCGGCTCGGCGTTTACCGTTGCGGATCCACTCGCCAGGTGGGATGAAGCCTTCGCAGCCGTTGTCGGACTGGCGTTTGAGTTCTGCTCTGCAGAGCTCCTCGGAGACGCCGAACAACAGGGCCATCCCTGCGGTGGAGATCATCGGTTCGCCGCCGGTGTCCTTGGTGTAGCCGGTCACCGGAGGGTCTCGATTGCGTTGTCCCGGGACTCGGCGAGCTTGGCCCGGAAGTCAAGTCCCGGCGCCAGTGTCTCGATGGTTTCGAGCATCGGAGCGACGACGCAGCGGACCATGAGGGAGAGGGCTGCGGCGTTGATGTAGCCCACCGAATCGACGTTGTTGTTGCGCATGAGATCAAGTGCGACTGCGTCGATGTCGTCATCGTTGCCGGCTGCTGCGGCGTAGGTGTACATCAGGATCGTCGCTTCGGACTGAATCTGGGTGAAGTCGACTACGCCGGTCGGAATGCCGTCGTCGCCGACGATCATGGCGTGGCTGGGTGTGTCAGTCATGTCTAGAGTTCCTCTCGAATGGTTGCGGCGCTGCGGATCTCGTCTTCGTCGCGGCGCAGGATGCGGGCTTCGATAACCTCCTGCAGCCCGGGTGCACTAGCCGCTACGGCATCGACGAGAGCAACCCATTCGGCCTCGGCGAGCTGGACAGCCAGCCCCGAGTCCCACCTGATCGTGAAGAACGACCCGGTGCGCGTGATGTCCGGGTACGTGCAGTCGGCGTGGACGGTGAGCATGGGCATCAGGCAGTCACCCCTCGTGCTTCGATAGCCCGTGCGCGGGCGGCTTCCTGAACGCAGTCGATCGCGAACGTCATCGCCTCGGAGGGCAGAAGGGGTATGCAGCTGCCAGCCGTGACCGCCACGTAAGGCTGCGAACGCTGCCCGTGGTCGTTTTCCTGCCAGGTAGTGGAGGCGTAGATCTCCTTCTTCTCACCGTCGAGGCCGACGTGGCGGGTGGGTGTTCCTGCTGTGCCCGCGGAGACGTGCCACTCGCCGAGGAACGCGTTCCCATCTCGCTCGGTCTCGATGCCGTTGGTGATGACCATGAAATCGGCCCAGATCTCGACGGCGACGTGCAGGAAGTCGTCCACGTACTGGGGCATCACTGTGAGGTCGCAGAACATCTCGCCCCCGTCCTGCTCACTGCAGTCGATCTCGATCTGCGGTACGTCGGAATACGGCTCGTCGCCGTCCTTGGCGTCGTGGCGCTTGACGGTGGCGACGAACGGTCCCCGCTTCACTTCGGCGAGAACTGTCAGCTCCATACCGTTGTAGGCAAGCCGAGCGTGCACTTCGGCAGTCGTCGGGGTGTTGGCGATGACGGTCATGCCTGACCCCCGATCTGGATGTTGTCGGTGGTCTGGTCTAGAGTTCTGCGCATCGAGTTACTTCCTGTTCAGGGGAGTCGATGCCCTCGGCCCCGGTGCTGGACACACCGGAATCTGCCGGGGGCGTTTTCGTTCTGGGTGTTCCGGACTGCTGCTCGATGAGATGAGCGAGCTTCTTCAAGGCGTTCGCGGAGGTCCGCATCTCGACTGTCAGACGCCGTACCGTATTCGGTTCGATGGCGGCTGGATCGAGGAACTGCTGCAAGACGTCCACGCAGGCTTTGAAGTTGCCGTTCGCTTCTTCGAGCATCTGTTGCGGCGTGTTCTTGATCTGTCGGCTCGTCTTGTTACGTCGCCCGCCCGTAGGCAGTGGGGTCGGAACAGTGGAATGGTGAGCAGGCATCTCAAGCGGCCCCGTTGACCGCGCTTGGTCGCGCGATGCCGAGCAGTTCGAGCAGGCCCACCGTGGGCACGACGTAGCGAGATCCCACCTTGACGACACGGACCGGGAACTCGCCCTTCTTTGCCAGGGCGTAGCCACTGCTGGGGCTGATGCCCATTATCTTGCACGCAATTGGAATGTCCGTGCTGACACCGAGTGCCAACACGTCCTGCGGCGTCATGATGTCTTTCATCGGCTGCCTCATTTCTGTTTAGTAGCAGCGAACCAGGTAAGGCTGCTTCTGAGTCGAACATATCAGCCCAGACGGAACTATGTCGACTATCTGGAAGAGATCTGCCGTATTCTGCTCTTATGTCGAACAACGATGCGGGTAAGACGCGAGGTTCAGCCGAGGCACGAGAGTGGGCAGCCGAAGCCGCCAACCGAATGGGACAGGCTGTGGCGAAAGTTCGCAAGAAACGCGGTTTGAGTGCGCTCCAATTGTCAACACTTACAGAAGATTTGGGCTATCCCGTCACGCGGGGGAGTATTGCCAAGATTGAAGGCGGGCACCGTGGCGGCAAGTTCGATGTGGCCGAAATTCTCGTGCTAGCTGCGGCGCTCCAGGTTCCGCCGGTCCTCCTGCTGTTCCCGGATTTTCCGGATGGACAAGTCCGCGTGTTGCCGCAGATTGAAGTTGATAGCTTGACAGCCGCGCAGTGGCTCAGCGGTGAGCTCCAGATAGACCGACTTGCCTTGGCAACTGGGGCATCGTGGGTTCGTCAACTGACGGACGAGGAGAGGCTGATGGACGCTGTTCGCAAACGCCAAGCAGCTGCTGGGTCGATCCGCGTACAAGACCTCATCGACCTTGAGGAAAAGCACGGCCCAGACTCGCAAGCCCTAAAAGACTGGATTGGCAAACTAGAGAACGACCGAGCGGTTGCCAACGCCGAAATCACTCAACTAGGCGGAACGGTTTCCGATGCCTAGGCCACCGCTCGAACTTGGTACGTGGGGGAAGATCACACGAACCGAACTCAAGGACACCAACGGCGACCCGACCGGCACGTGGGTAGCCCGGACGCGGTACCGCGACTACGACGGAACCACCCGGCAGGTCAAAGCCACCGGGGCGAGTGGCGCCAAGGCCGAGACCGCGCTGAAAGTCGCTCTGCGAGACCGTCAGCGCTCGCAGGGAGGCAGTGGACTGACCGGCAAGTCGACCGTGGCCGAACTGCTCACGCTGTGGATCGCCACACCTCCGCCAAGGGGTACGCGCTCACCGCAGACCCTTGCCGGCTACCAACGGTGCATCGACAAGATCATCACACCCGGACTAGCCAAGGTCCGACTCCACGAAGCCACTACCGGGCGGATCGAACTCTTCCTGCAGGCCGTCCGCACCGACTCAGGGAAGCGTGACGCGCGGGGAATCCTCAGCCAGGCGTTCGCCCTCGCAGCGCGCCTCGACGCCGTCGACAACAATCCCGTGACAGATACCAGCCGGGCCCCAGCCTCGAGCAACGCAGCTCGCGCCCTCGAGGTCGACGACGTGCACGAGCTACGACGACGAGTGAAGGCATGGCAGGACAGAGACCTCGGTGACGGACGCAAACGGTTCGGACCAGAGCGTGCCTACGACCTCGCCGAGATCATCGACGTCATGATCGGCACCGGTACCCGGATCGGCGAGTGCCTTGCGCTGCGGTGGCAGGACATCGACGGCCTCGACAGTGACGGACCGGTGGTCGTCACCGTAGCCGGGACGCTCGTCGAACTGACAGGCACAGGAGTGTTCCGGCAGGACCACCCGAAAACCAAGAGCGGCCACCGGACGGTGACGATCCCGACCTTTTCAGCCGATGCCCTGAGAAGGCAGCGGGACCGCGATATCCCATCGGCGGAAGGTCTGGTGTTCCCGTCCCGGCTCGGTAGTCCACGGTGGCCGGGGAACGTGCGCACGTCGTGGCGTCAGGTACGGGGCGAGGACTATGCGTGGGTGAAACCGCACAGCTTCAGGAAGACCGTCGGCACCCTCGTCGAGCGGGAGATGGGACTGTCGGCCGCGTCTGCGCAGTTGGGGCACTCGGGTAGCGCGGTGACCGAGAAGCACTACATCGAACGAGCTGCGATGGCACCGGACGTCAGTAGCGTGCTCGACAAGCTGGCACCGATTCAATCCGTGCCGTAA